GATTGATTAAATTCAAAGATTAAATTAGTCATAATTTTAGTTGTTGATTTTAGTTGTTGATTTTAGTTGTTGATTTTAAATTTTGAGGTAATGAATTCATATTCTAAAACTGTTTCCATTTTTTTAAATTCTTCTAAGTTTTTATATAACATTTCTTGATTATTATCATAAAATCCAGATTTATATAATAAACAATTTTCTGCGTCTTTTATTGTAGGGTTGCTTATAGAGTCTTCATAATCTTGGCAGGCAAATCCTGTGCCATATTTACTGTTAGGTTTATGTTGAGTTGAAAATTTAAATCCTTTATAAAAATCATATCCTACATAACCGATTCGATTATTTTTTTCAAAAAATGCGTAAGTCATTTCTGGAAATGATTGTGTAGGTTTAGATATTAATATTTTAAAATCATTATCTAAAAGTTGATTTAAATATTCCTTTAATTCATTATTATTTTTTTTAGTCATTTTATCGTTATATTTATATAATTAATTTATCAATTAGCCAATGTGGCCAATTGATAAATTAATTATATAATGGTAGATTTTAAATGTAAACAATTATTTTACATATTTTAAAATATATTTTACTTTTTTATTTTACCTTTTTTATTTTACTTTTTTTTATTTTATTCCTGCAAAATTCCAAGGTGAGGGCAAAAAATGGCTAAAAGGTTACAAGATAGCTAAAAGGTTACAAGATAGGTTACAAGTTTTAGGCATCTTGTAACCTTTTTTTATCGGCTCTGAGGGTATAGAATTGTTGACTTTCTTTATTATTATTTTATAAAAAGGTTACAAGTTACAAGATAAATAGAGATTAATATGAATGATAAATAAAAAAATATAAAATAAAAAAAATAAAATGGTTAAGGCTTATAAGGGAAAAACTCGTAACTTGTAACCTCATGGCGTGTTAGGCAAAGGGGGATTTACCTTGGTTTAGGTTACAAGTCTTGTAACTTATCTTGTAACCTCGTAACCTTCACTAATTTGGTAAATTCGTGTTGATTTTTATTGTTGATTTTTATTGTTGATTTTTATTGTTGATTTTTATTGTTGATTTTTATTGTTGATTTTTATTGTTGATTTTTATTGTTGATTTTTATATTTACTTTTGGAATTGTGCAATTAAAATTAGTTTTATATATTATTAATTTTAAATTATATTAAATAAAATGAATATTCATAAGAATTCTATTGAGCAAGGAATTAAAAATTTGAAGCCATTTAAGAAAGGAGAAGAAAGAGCAAAGAGGATAGGAGCTATGGGAGGAGAGGCATTAAGGGTTAATTCTAAAAAGAAAAAAGAGCTAAAAGAAAGATTTAAATTAGGCCTAGAAATTTTTACAGAATTGAAGGCCAGAGAATTAAAATTAAATGGAAATGAAGAGGCCGCAAAAATTGTAAAAGAGATTGGTTTAGAAACATTTACATTTTTGGATATACTCCAGGACGAGAAAAATAGCCCTCAGATCAAATTACAGGCGATCAATGATATACTGGACAGAGTGGAGGGAAAAGCTACCCAGAAAAGCGTTATAGACGCGTCTGTAAATGCTGAAAGAGAATTGTCTCCTAAAGAAATTGATTTAATTAAGAGACAATTAGAGAAAGAGGCCAAAAAATTAAAATGATTTAATTAATTTAAAATTGAAATATTTAGCCGCGTAATTTATATGCTTTTGAGTTGTTACGCTATAATATTTTGGTTGAATTAATGCATTAGGATCAATTTTTTCATCATAATAAGCAACTAAATTGCCATATGAATATATTTCTAGGCCTTTATCACCGTAAGTATATTTTAAATTTTGTTTATATTTGTCAAATGTTTTCATGATTTTATCGTTATATTTATATTGTTGATTTTAGTTGTTGATTTAGGATATTTATAATCCTAAATCATCGGCCTTATTTGCCATAAGCTCACATAATTCATATAGCATCGAGGTAAAATGGTTGGTATTTTTGTTGATTTTATTATAAATTTCTACAGGATCGCCTTTATAACTAGGCATTTCAAGAATAATTTTGTTATTTTCTAGCGAACTAGTGTTGCATTTGTATTTAAATGTGAATTTAGGATCAGATAGCACGATCGTATCAATATCTCGATCGTAGTATAAATTTTGTTGATTTTTTAATTTATATTCTAAGTTGTCTAATAAAAATTTTATATTATTTCTGGATAGATCTTTTAATTTATTTATATACATTTTATTTTTATATTTATATTGATTATATTATCGTTTTACCGATATATTTATTATAATATATTAAATTTTAACTGTAAACAGTTTATTTAATATATTATAAAATAAATTTTAGTTGTTGATTTTAGTTGTTGATTTGCGTTAGCAAAAATTCTAAATCTTCATTGTCTGTGGCATATTCGTTTTCTAAATATAATTTTATATCGCCGTAAGATCCTGATAATTTAATAATATTGCAATTAGGATTTTGCGTATTATCTTCGATGAACGTTGATTTTAAATTATATTTATTTAAATTATTAATAAATAATTTAAATTCTTCATCGCACATAGGTATAATATCTAATTCTATATTTTTAGTCATTTTATATTTATATTTATATTTATATTTATATTGTTGATTTTAAATCGTCCGCAGATTCTTTTAAAATTTTAACGTTATCTTGGAGATCGCCTAATTTTTTATCTAACTCGGCGAATTTATTATTTAATTCTTTTAAAAATTCTAACATTATATTTATATTTATATTTATATTTATATTTATATTTATATTTATAAATTAAAATAAAATTTAATTTATATAATTATTATAATATATTAAATTATAAATGTAAACAATTATTTTAAAATAAATAAAATAAATTTTAAAATATATAAAAAAAAGTGTGTACAGTTATAATTTAATATATTATAATAATTATATAAATTAAATAAAAATTAATTTATAAATATAAATATAAATATAAATACAATGTATATAAATAAAAATAATAAATAATATTATCCTGGCCGCGTATAATTATATTGCGCGGCTAAATTTTAAAACGATCGCGGTAATAATGATTCTTATGAATCGCGCTCTCTTCTCTAAAAGTATTCAATAATAAAATTTTCCAGAAAAAAATCCCAAAAAAATTTTCCAGAAAAAAATCCCAAAAAAATTTTCCAGAAAAAAATCCCAAAAAAATTTTCCAGAAAAAAATCCCAAAAAAATTTTCCGGAAACGGAATTCAAATAAAAATAGTCCCCGGGAAAATCCAGAAAAATTTTTCGATTTACTTTTTATATTATATAAATTATATTTTAAAAGATTATAATTTATATAAATAATAGATACATGCCAGAAATTTATAATCCTTCAACAATAGATTTTCTTGTAAGAGACAAATTAGAATGTTTTTACGAGCAATCGTTTGAAAAATTTGATGGAGGTGAAAAATATTTAGATAATTGGTATATAGGGCTGCTTTGTGAATATTTACAAGCATTTGCTAATGGAGAAATAAGAAAATTAAATATTAATATTCCTCCTAGGTTCGGTAAATCAGCATTATGTAATGTTGCATTTTCAATGTGGTATTTAGGGCTAAATCCTGAAAAAAGGATAATTTCTATATCTCACTCCGCATCATTATCGCAAAAATTACACTCTTTTGCAAGGGCGATATCAAATTCCTCTTGGTTCCATAGGGCTTTTCCTAAGTTCCATATTGATACTAAGTCAAGGACATTGAAAATAGATCAATCTGAGACTAAAAATACACAAAACGCTTTTGTTACTTCTAAAGGTGGTTTTAGATTAGCAACTTCAGCAATGGGTTCTATTACAGGTGAAGGTGCAAATATACTTATTTTTGATGATTTAATGGATCCAAGACAATCTATGTCGGTAGTAGAAAGCGAATCTATATTAGAATGGACTAAAACTACTGCGTTTTCAAGGTTTAATAATAGAAAAAAAGGCCAAATATTAAATATTCAACAAAGATTAGGTGCAACTGACTTTACAGCAACTTTTGTAGACGATTCCTGGGAAAATGTAATAATTCCAATAAAAGCTAGAAGATCTAAGATTTATTCTTTTAATAATTTTCTACATGTTAATAAAGCAGGATCGTATTTAGAGCCAAGGCGTTATGGAGATAAAGAATTAGAAGAAGATCGTTATTTAATGGGCACAAAAGCTTTAGAAGCTCAATTTTTTCAAAATCCTTATCCTGATGACGGTGAGATATTCCGTCGAGAATGGTTTAGATATTACCAGTTTTTGCCTAAGATGGATTATTTAGCAATTTATGCTGACACCGCGTCAAAAGAAGGCAGGAATAACGATTACACAGTGTTTATGTGCTGGGGGCTTTTAACTAAGAATCAAAGAAAATATGCTTATCTTATAGACGTGTTTAGAAATAAAATGACTACTCCTAAGCTTTTAAGAGCTGCTAAGGACTTTTGGTTAAAACATCAATCTAATGAGCATGATTCACCTTTAATAAAATTTGCTGTAGAGGATAAATCGTCAGGCATAGGCCTTATCCAATTGTTAGAGGATGAGACAAACATACCTGTGACTAAGCTTTATCCTGAAAAAGATAAAGTTGCAAGGGCAAATGATATTTTACCTAGAATGGAATCTCACCAAGTATTATTTCCAAAAGATGCTTCTTGGTTAGGAGCTTTAGAAAAAGAGCTATTAACTTTTTCTGCTAAGAAAGGTGCAAATAAAAAAGATCAGGTTGATACGTTAACTTATGCAATAAAAGATTTACTTTTTGATCCAGCTGATCAAAGATTAAAGCCTATGGATTATTCAGCTTTATTAAAAGAAACTTCAATTTTAAATAGACTATGACAAAGAAAAAATTAGTTAAAACTAATAACAATAAAACTTTACAATCAACAAATCATGATGGATATATTGATATTGCTAAAAAATTAGGAACTAAAACATCAGGTAATAATGGTTTTTCATTAACTTTAGCAGATGACAACTTATTTGCCGCATTGTATGTAGGAAATGGCCTTGTTAAAAAATATATCGACTTATTAGCAGATGATATGACAAGACAATGGATAACTATACCAGAGGATACTGAAGCAAATATTCTTAGTTATATGAAAAATCTTAAAACAAAATTTGAGATTAAGAAAGCTATAAAAGCAACAAAGTTGTTCGGAGGAGCTATTATATTTATGGTAATAGAAGACGGTTTAGAGCCTAATCAACCCGTGGATGTTAATAATATCAATTCAATTAAAAAATTAAAGTTTTTTAGTAGGAAAAATGTAGTAATTGATCAAACTAACTATTACGATGATCCTTTATCAGAAAAATATGGAGAGCCTGAATACTTTACTATTTATTCTGAAGGTGCAATCCCAAAAGTTGTTCATGAGTCAAGATGTTTAGTTTTTACAGGTGAATATTATCCTGCGGACGAACTAGGTCTACAACCAAACCACGAAAAGTTCTGGGGCATATCAATTTTACAATCTTTACATGAAATATTTGAAAATTATGGCCT